TTTACCCAGTTCGTGTCCCATTTCCGATAGGCAAACGCGCCAGTGCCCGGATCGGTTATGGATCCAAGGTTGTTGTTCGCGGTGTCAAACGTGGTCAACCAGTTGCCTCCCGTTGCAATAACTGCAAGGGGGAACGGGAAGAACTCCGGTTGAACGAAAGCATTCATAAACCCGACATACGCGCTGGTGTAGTTCAGCGTTCCGTTCTTGACAACGATGACGATCCTTTGGTTGTTGACGTAGAACCAATAAGTCAGCGTCGCTGCGTTGGTCAGAAGAACCATGTCCACAGGGGTGACGCCGGCCTGGAAGTTGGGGTCAAACACCGAAGCGTCAAAGCCAGTCCCGGCCCAGATCCCGATGGACCCCGAGTTCGCGGTAGGAATGAAGTGCCCGCGCATGTGGACAAAGACCCGCCGAGATGCATCATACCCAGGACCTTGCCAGCTCCACACATACGTTGTTGCACTCGCGACCTGTCTCAGTAACAGCGAAGGTTTTGATACCTTGATCTTCGTAGCGACCACAACGGAATGGCGACACAACGTCAGGGTGCATTGCACTGATGAACCCATCAGCAAAGGTAAACAGTTTCAGTTCAGTGCTCGTCCACGTCAACCCGGTGTAGATCTCCATGTTGTTCCAGGTGGCGCGATCATGCGACCATTGGATTGCAAAATGAGTTGGGCTGTAGCTGNCCGTTGCATCACCCGTCATGGCAACTTCACGGACAATGGTCGGTGCCCCGAAGTCATATTCCAAGATCCATGTATTCCACGCGTTGAACCCATGTGTAGCGCGGTTGGTTCCTCCAGCGATCAACGTGGCCGCGGTTCCGGTGCTCAGCTCAACAGTCCAGTTGGCCGCGTTGGTTGCAACGTTTGCACCACCTGCGGTTGTCCGAAGGTGCAGGCGGTTAAGCCCAAATGTCGTGTAATCCCTGGAACGCGTTGCAATGACGCGCCAATAGCGTGCCGCTTTGGGGCTCGCCATGGCCATGTCGGTGTCGCCGCGAAGTTTCGTCCACCCGTTTGCGACGAGGAACGTATTCAATGCGTTGAGAAGTGCCGCAGGGGTCTTCGCGGTTCCGGTTGTGAAAGCCATCTATCGTGCTCCAACGAGTTGTTTAAGCTTGCTGGGATTCTTTTCCAGCTGATTCCAAATGATACGCGACCCATCATTCGATTGCAAGGCGTTAAGTGCTTCTTTAGGATCGACCACGTTGACCACGGTAACAGGGACTGCAACAGACGGCGCGTCACCCCGTGCGCCAGCTTGTGCTGCCCGCTCGGTGGTGTTCACGTCATTCTGAACCTGCTTCTGCATTCCGGGGGTTGCAGCTTGCGGGGCACCCGTGTATTCGCCGCCGTCCCTATACATTGGCAAGACGCCGCCGAGGCTGCGACCCGAGTTGATCGCCTCAAGCAGGGGACGAAACTTCTTGGTCGATGCTGCGTTGATAACAAACTCGCCGTTGGACAATGCCGCCAACCCTTTGTCGTCACGCGGCCCGCCCGGAGCCTTAACCATCCCGCCGTCCTTGAACGCAGCACCGGCTGCTGCAAGGGTTTTGGTCATCGCCATGGTCCCGGCAATCCCAGCGTTTGCCGCGGCCGCGTTTGCCCCTGATGTGGCCAAGGACGCGAGGGCTGCGGCTGGTGCCCACATTGCGGCCGACGCACCCGCCTGTGCTGCGGTTGCAGCCGTTGCAGCCACCCCGATGGACTTCCCGATGGCCGCGTTAAGCAGCCACTGAATACCAAGTTTGACGAGACCTGAGATCAGGGACGCAAGGGCTTCCTTGGCGACGTTGGACAGGGCTTCACCCAAGTCTTCCGAATAGACGATTGCCCGCCCGATGCTGTTGGCGAACCCATCAGTCACCTGCGCGAAGAAGTCACCGAAGATCGTTCCCGCGCGAGCGCGGAAGTTCACGATCCCATCGGTGATCTTGTTCAGCTGCAACAGGAACGCATCACCGAAGGTTCCGGTGCCCGCGTCAACCTTGAGTTGCAGGATCGCAATGTTGGCATCGTGAACCGCCTTTGCGACGTTGGCGGATTCAAAGGCAAGCTCTGCTGCACGAACCCGAAGGTCCTGCATCTTCACCATATACTGCGACTGCGTGATGGTCCCGGCCTGCAACGCGGCGTTGAGCGCCCCGTATTCGTCTTGCAGCTTCTGCAAGGCGCCCACGGTCGATTCTTCCACGTCCTTCAAAGCCTGTTGAAGTCCGGTTAGCTCGTCTTTGGTTTTCTTTGCAGCCCCGCCGGCCCCGCCTGCGCCAGCCCCCGGTCCGCCCGACGATCCGCCTGCAAACTCAAACTCCTGCGCTGGTTGGTTCTTGATCGAGTCCAACGCTGCGGCCTCGGTCATCACCCCTTCCATCGTGTCGGCAATGTATTGCTTGCCGCGCTGGATCGCGCCGCCTGCTTCCCCGATGAAGTCACGTCCGAAGTTCGATCCGATCTTACCTGCTACGCCCTCGGCCTCGGCAACTACGCCATCAAAGTTGAAGGTCTCGCCCGAGAACGCTTTCGAGAACGCAGCACCTGCGGCTTCAAAGTCCCCAGAGATCGCAGCGCCAAGCCCGTCCATGATAGCACGACCTGCATCTGCGACCCCTTGGAACACAGCGATTGCAACCTGATACAGGATGCGGAACTGACCAACCCACATGTCTTTGAAAGATACGATAACCGCAATAAGGAAGTTGGCCATGTCGCGGCCGCTCACCCCGATGCTTGCGAAGTATTCCCCGATGCTTGTGGCCAGCGACGCGCCGGCATCCACGAACCATTGGAAGAACGACACAACGTAATCCCATGCAGCCTTGGCCCCGGCGACGAGCTTTTGCCACAATACTTGCACGACCGATCCGACGCTGGCCGCGGTCCCGCCAAACGAGATCATGGAATCGCGCAACGTGTAAAGCCATCCGGCAAGGGCAATGGCTGCGACGAGCAACAGGCCGAGCGGGTTGGCTGCGATGGCTGCGGTCAGCCCGCGAACTGCAACCTGCACGAACTTGAGTGCACCGCCTGCAATCGTGGCCGAGAATCCTGTTGCACCAAGCGCAATGTTCAGGGCTGTCTGAGCGCGAACTGCGCCCATCACAATCGCTGAGAATGCCTGGATTTTAGACACGCCCCACCACGTCGCAAACGCGACCCCCGCGACCATTGCAGCAGTGGCAATAACCTCGAAATTGTCGGCAATAAAGCCCAGCGCAGTGCCGATGACATACGAGATCGCAGGGGCCGTCCCCGACACGCCGAGGAACCGCTCCCATGCGTTCTGAACCTTGGTCATAGCTTGTGCAATCGTGATGGACGAACGATTGAATTGCTCGTCCAGACTGTCGCCGCCTTTCATCAACGCATCAAAGAACATGGTCGAGGTCAGACGACCGTCAAGCATGATCTGACGCAGTTTCGACACGGAGCCGCCTGCCTCGTCCAACCCCTTGGCCGCAGCCAGCAACAGGGGTCGAGCGTTCTCGACCATCGAGTTCCATTCCTGCGCGCGGACGATGCCTTCACCCATCGCCTGCGTCAACTGGGTCAAGACCCCGCGTGCTGCGTTGCCTGACACACCTTGCACGGCGAGAGCTTTACCAGCAAGCTCGGTGAAGCGCAGCATCTCGGCCTCAGACTTGCCAAGTTCGCCCGCAGCCTGTCCGAGCTTACCATACAGCGCAACGATCTGCTCATAAGGTGCGCGTGCCCGCTGTGCGATGTTGAACAGCTTCTCCATCCCGCCCGCAACCTGATCTTGCGAATAGCCCAGGATCTTAAGCTGGTTTTCCATCCGCGCGTAAGCGTCGGTTGCACGGAGGACTTCACGAACAGCGAACCCGACGCCAAGCGCACTCAGCCCGTGCTGGAGAAGCGATACACGGCGCTGAGTGCGGTCGGCAGCGGCGCCGACACCTTCGATGGCTTGGACCACGCGGGTCGAGCCTCGTTCTTGGATGATAATGTCGATTACTTCGCGCGCCATCTGCTTACCTTATGATCCGGCGCTCGGCAATGGAGCGGGCTGCAATAAGGGCGGCAATCTTAACGTAGCCTGCTGGCGCCTGCGAAGACCACCCCTCGTTCAATCTTTGAATATAGGGCAATGCGTTTGAGATGTAAATAACATCTCTTTCGTTCGCGCGTGCCAGTGTCATCACCGACGCGGACATCTTCAACGCCCAGTCTGTGCGCCGCATGTATGTCCGGAACCCGGTCATGTCGGTTGAGTAGTCCGGCGCGTTAAACGCGACGTTCCAGTTGTATCTTGCCTGCCCCGTGTCAATAGGTGTCGCCGTGACCACACCCTGCAACACGTTTGCGGCGACGACGCGCTTAAGTTCGCGAACCTCGGTTGTGACGGACTTCGCTCGGGCCCGCATATTCCTTGCAAATTGCCCGAGCGTCGCCATCACCGTCTGCCCCTCTGTTTCGTTTTCTTGCCCCCTATCGGGGTCTTGTCTTGTTTGCTCTTCGTCTCAACGTGGGTTCGATATGTCGCATCCAACACCCCGATGTAAAAGAACATGTCCTCCCGTTGCTCGTCCGTTATCTCGTAGGTCAGGCAATAGTCGTTGATCGCCTGCCACGGGATCGGCCCGACCCCCATCCCAAACGCGCGACAGGACGTAAGCTCCTGGAACGCATTGTAGTAAAGACTCAAGCCACGCAGCAGCTGGGGTGCGTTCTTGACCTTATCAGGCAGGTCTTCACCTGCCTGAATAGCTTGCTCAACGATACGTTCCTCCACCGCCCCCATCTCGAGCTGGTAGCGGAGAAACGCGGTCAGTTTCCCTCGTCGGCCTTGCGTTCTTCCTGCCGGAAGTTTGCGAGGCTTTGCGCCTCACGCTGCACGTCCAGGAACAGATCGGGCAGCAGCAGGAACGTCGCCACCACGTTCTTCTTGTTGAACGGAACCAGCCCGTTGTCGTCCGGGGCGTGTGTGTAGGTCCCTTCCGGCGCATCGGGGAAGGCTTCGATGCCCTGCACCAGCGTCGGCTTGTCATCAACGGTCACAAGGGTTTCCCAGTTCCGGACGATGGTCTCGGCGTAGGTCTCGCACATCATGCGACGATCCAGCTCGGGATCAAGGGTCCCGGCTTCGATCTGACGCCGCACGGGCTTCGCCTTGTGCTCAAGGGTTTTCGAGAACTGGACGTTGGACCCGCCTGCCCGCGCGAGGGTGATGGCGGTCGAGGAATCGGGCGTGAACACGACCCCATCCTTTTCCAGGTTCTTGTTGGTTTGGTAGGCCTTAAACAGTCCCATGTGCTTCTCCATCGCATTAGGGGTTTCAGAAATCGTCGGGGCCAGCCATCGGGAGGAGGTGACAGCTGGCCCCTTAGGTCGTTATGCGAAGCTCGGGAGGTGAGGGAATCGCGCGACCATCAGCGTGTGGCCAAGGTCGGATTCCGCGGCCATCGTTTCGAGCGGCAACGTGATCGGCTGGTTCGCTTCAACCGACAGACGGCCATCGCCCAGCGACAGGAGCGGGATGTCGAACACCCACCCGGCGCCGTTCTTGACGAGGATCAGATCCTGCGTCACGTCTGCGTTGTTGCGGATCGCCTGGACAGCCGCGATGGACGAGAAATAGACAGTCGCGGAGCCGCCGACCTCGAACTGTCCTGCCGTCATCGAGAACGCACCAAGCACACCAATCGCCTTGTTCGGACTCACGTTGTTGTTGATCTCGAGGCTGATCTCGGTTGCATAACCGAACAGCGCCGAGGGGTTGGGGTTGCCCGGCGTGACGATGGCCATCTTCGACCGGCGCACGTCCGAGGTTGCGTTGAACGCATCTTCCGTCTGGATCGACGGACGCGATCCGGGCTTGACGCCGACAGACCCGGCGCGCTGCTCGTTGTCCTGGGCAACGAACATGAGTTCCGCCGTGATAAGTTCACCTTGCTGAATGTTCAGCGTGAACTCGTTGGCGACGGAGCCGACCAGGTATTCGGACATCACGCCGTCATCATCGCGGCCGAGCGTGCGCTCGATCTGATAGGTGCGACGGATGATCTCGTCCGGGTCGGGTTCGTTGCGGATGAACGTGGGCAGCAAGATGTCCACAACGGGACCGGCTGCGACCGCGGTCATCTGCTTCGACGTTTTGCCGAGGATCAGCGCGTTGGCCGTGATCGAGTCGACCCGGACGAAACACTGGTTGGCAGGCGCCGCAAACCTGTTGGCGTCGCTTCCCAGGAAGATCCAGGAACCTTCGACCAGGTCGAGCGTCGTGAAGTCGAATGTCACCGAGGTGATCGTGACTTGCGAACCCGAGACGACCACGGCCAGCTCGTTGGCACCGACGCTGACACCGACCTTCTGAACGCGGGCCGAGGACGGGGGCGAGGCTTCGGAGGCGCCGATGGCTTCATCCAAGGTCAAGGTCGTCGCCGTTGCGCCAGCCACCGTCTTGAGGCCGTTGGTCGCCGCTTGCGCGAAGCCCGACAGCAACACCAGGTCATCGGTCGCAAAACGATCCAAGCCTGCCGCGGCCGAGATCACGTTGGTGCCCGTGGTTGTCGAGGTGACGACGACCGGGGTCCCCGTGATCGGCTTGGTGTCGCCTGGAATGTGGGCGTCTGCGAATAGGAAGCCTTGCATCAGTTTCAGCAAGCCCGTCTCGGTGAAGTCCTGCTGGAAGCCGCCCGAGGCGTCCAGGTCAACGACCGAACCCTTCTTGCGCTGCCGGCTGGGGTTGAGGGGTTCACGCGCGGCGGTCGTGATTTCCGAGCCGAAGTCATCATACGAGTTCGGTTCCATCAGGTCCCACACGGGGCTACCCGGAAGGACCCCCGGCGAAGCTTCTTCGGCGATCCGCGCGCCGGTCACGTTGGAGTCGATTGTGTCGGCCATTAGCTGATCTCCTGATATGTGAACTCGCCAGTAATGGTCGCCCGCGAGTTACCGTCCTTGGGTGCGTCTTCTTTCGCAATCACGTTTCGGAACCACACGCCGCCTGGCGTGCTTTTACCTCGGATGGCTGCAACGCACATGTTACGCAGCTCCCAGATAGTTGTCAAGCCCTCACCGCGTGCCGGGCATCGAACCTGCATATAGATGATGCCTTCGGATTTCCAGCGACGCTGAGGCCCGTCTCCTGCAAGCGACGCCTGCCGCCCCATAACGTGCTGGAGCGACACGGCGAGAACAGGAGTCTTGATGTCCACAGATTTCAGGTCGTCTTGCCAGATCACGACAAGGCCGAGGCCCGCAATGGGGTCCCAGCTGTCGACCGTTTCCTTGACAAGGGTAAAAACCTCGTCGTAGACTTGTTGTTGCCCGCCCGTTATCATTTACGCACCTGCATCTTGTGAAGGATCGCAATGCCATCAGGCGCGACGCTTTCAATGGACATGATGACGTAGCTTTGCCCATCAGGACCAACCACAGTGTCACGGGGGACAGGATTGAATGTAAGGCCCGGATCGGCCCCTGCAACCAGCAGCATCATGTCGCCGGGAAGGATAGCTTTCGCATCCTCGGACCCTGCGGTGTAGCCCTGCGATTCTGAGGTCTTCTTGTAAAGGGTCAACAGCCCGTAGAAGGTCGCTGTCGCGCTCGCGTCTGCGGCTTTGCGCCAAGGCTTGTCAGGGTCGGGGATCGTTTCGGCGACGTGGGTGGCAGTGAACAATCCGCCTGCTGCGCGGATGTCCTCGTAAGCCCCAGCTCGTTCTGCCGAATAGTCCGCCATCATGCCCTCAGTGTGGTGAGACGAAAGCCGTTGGGATAAATGAGCTTCCGCATCATCGAATCCAGCTTGGCCAGGATCGGGCGGAAGGCCGCGTTGCTCGTCGCTTGGAAGTATTCCTTCTCGAGCACGTCAACCTTGTTGCGACGAAGCTGCCCGAGGTTGGTTCCTGCGAACTGCGGTTGCAGGGAAATGGTGACTGACGTGCAAGCCGCTTCGCAGATAATCTGTTTGACCAGCTTGGGGATTGCGCCGTCAATGTATTCAACCCCGTCCAAAAGCATCCGGACGCGGGGGAAGTTCAGCTCTTGCTCGGCACTGATGCGAACCGAAGGAATGTCCTCGGCCTCGAACCAATCCATGGCAAGATGCACGTGCGGNTCCANCTCGCGCGATCNTCGGNGGNCACNGTGATGTTGCGGGTCGTCGCGTAGTCGCGAACCTCAGCAAGGGTCACATACGAGTTTGCGCCTGCAACGATGGTGCCATCTTCAACGACGAGAGTCATGGTTTACCTCACGGATTGCCCGCACCCGTTCCGGGCGCACCTTGTTGGCGTGCTTGTTGCAGCCAGATCAGATAGTTGCGAACGGATGCGGTCATGGCTTATTCCATCCCAAGATGCTTCTTGGCCTCGGAAACGGACATGCCGTTGGAGACCAGGTTGATAAGCTCGAGCGGGGCCTGCGGTCCGTCAATCGACGGGGTGAAGGCTGCAAGGGCTTCTGCGTCCGCGACGGGGGCCGTCTCTGCGACAGGCGCAGTCTCGGTCACATTGGCGGGCGGGGGCGGGGGTGCGGTCGGCGTGACAGGCGCGGGATCGGGCTGCGGAGCCGGGGTCGTTGCGGCGGGGGCNTTCTCACCTTCCCAAGGGGCTTTCGTCATCGTTCTTCTCCGGTTGACGTTGAAAGGAGGGAGGGGGCCCGAAGGCCCCCAGCCCGATTAGTCGTTGACCTGGAGGAAGGCCATCGGGATGTGCTTGCGTGCCCACACACGGTTCCAGTTCGCGGCGGTCTGAAGTTCGGCGAGGGTCGCCGACTGGCCCGCAACGCTGGACGAGGTGAACGAGAAGCCCATCGGATGGATCAGGTCGGAGCGACGCGAGTAGATGCGCTCTTCACCGCCACCGTTACCGGCATCGGGCTTCCGCAGCATCTCGGACGGCACGTTGACCTTGCCGTTGGCCCAGCCCCACGCCCCGGCACCGAACAGGATGCAGGTGTAGGTGATGCGGTCGGTGCCCATCACGGCCGGCAGGCTGTCATCGACCAGAACCGTGTAGCCCAGGTAGGACGGGATCGTGACTTCGCCCCGTGCGTTGGGGATATACACGATCAGGTTCTGACGCTGCAGACGGGTGAAGATCGCCGAGTGCATCGCAATGGTCGACAGCGAACCCGCGTGGTCGCCCATCGTCTGCTTCGCCGACAGGACCACGTTGGCCGAGATCCGTTCCGCATCCGTCACGGCGCCGCGCACGTCGGTCGCAACCGAGATCAGCATGTCGCCGCCATCGTTGGCCACGTTGTCAGCCAGGATGCCAAGGCACGAACGGATCAGACGCCGCTCGTTGATGGTCGCCCAGTACTGCCCGATGCGGCTGGTGATGGCGCCTACGGGGTCTTCCAGCGCCAGGTCACGCGACAGGTCCATGATCGACCACGACTGGTTCTGGTTGGCCAGACGGAACGACATCTTGGACGTGTTGACCTTGTTCGGCGTGATGGTGTCATCCGGGTCATCGTTGGAGTAGTTCGGCTCGGGGGTGCCAAGCGGGTTGTAGTTCGTCAGTTCGCCGATGTGGCCCCCGGCG